ATGACTTCGATCATTTCTTCCCTGAATGTCAATCAGATCAAATATCTTTCGACAGCAGCAGTTGCAGCCTGGACAACCGATGAGGTGGCGACGCTTTCCACGGCTCAGATTAAAGCGCTTTCCTCCGATCAAGTCGCGGCACTGGATGCAGAGGATGTCAAAGTCCTCAACTCCCGACAGTTAAGCGCCATCTCACAGGGCGCCATCATCGGTTTGACGCTGGATCAGCTGAACATCCTCGATCAATACGCCATCAAGAGCCTGAGTGCGGGTCAGATTTCTGCGCTCACCACCACGCAGATCGATGCGCTGACGGTCGATCAAGCGGAGGCGTTGACCGCGCCCCAAGTGAGCGCCCTCAAAGCAACGCAACTTGCGGCCTTCAGCGCGGAGGAATTAGCGACCTTCTCGACCGCCGATATTGCGGCGATAGCCGCGAGAGCCATGCCCGGCTTGAGCACGGAGGCGATCGCAGCGCTTACCCCAGATCAGATCGCGGCTCTGAACATAAGCGCCATTGCGAGCCTGACGACCGATCAGATCGCGGTTTTGAGTCCAGGTCAGATCGAAGCCCTGTCGCCCGTACAGATCAGGATGCTGAATTCGGCGCAACTCGCGGCCTTCAGCGTGGAGGATATAGCAACCTTCTCGACCGCCGATATTGCGGCGATCAACACCAAGGCCCTGCCGGGCATGACCACGGATAGTGTCGCCGCCCTGTCCCTCGACCAGATCGCCGCATTGACGGCAGCTCAGGTTGCCGCACTCAAAACGACGCAGGTCGCGGCCTTCAGCGTCGGCCAGATCGAAGCCCTGTCGCCGGCGCAGGTGATGGCGCTGAGTTCGGCGCAACTCGCGGTGCTCAGCACGGATGCCATAGCGACCTTCTCCCTCGCCGACCTCGCGGCGGTGACGGCCAGAGCCGTGCCGGGCCTGAGCACGCAGGCGCTATCAGGCTTTACCCCCGATCAGACCGCTGCCCTCAGCACGGGCGTAATTGCAAGCCTGACGACCGATCAGATCGAAGTCTTGAGTACCGATCAGATCGCAGCCTTGACGACGGCTCAGATTGCCGCACTCGGGACGAAACAGATTTCGGCTTTCAGCACGAGCCAGATGGAGGCCCTGTCACCGGCGCAGGTGAAGGCGTTGAGTGCGGCGCAACTCACCGCCCTCGGCGCCGAGGATATAGCAACCTTCTCCACCGCTGATATCGCGGCGATCAACAGCAAAGCAATCTTCCGCCTGGGTACGGAGGCGATCGCTTCGCTTAGCGATGATCAGATCGCAGCCTTGACGACAGCCCAGCTCAACGCCCTCAGCGCAGCGCAGTTTCAAGTCCTGAACGCCAGTCAGATCGAACTCCCGTCGACCACCCAGATTGCCGCCCTGAACGCCGGCGTGATCGCAAGCCTGACAGCAGATCAGATCGACATCTTGAGCACCAGTCAGGTCGAGGCCCTGTCCTCCGCGCAGGTGAGGTCGCTGAGTTCGACGCAACTCGCGGCCCTGCGTCTGGAGCAGCTGATGACATTCTCGACCGCTGATGTCGCGGCAATCACGAACAAGGCCCTGCCGGGCTTGAGCGTGGATGCTATCGCCGCGCTGACCAGAGATCAGATCGCTGCTCTAAGCGCCAGCGCAGTCACGGGCCTGACCACCGATCAGGTCGAAGCCCTCAGTAGAGATCAGGTCGGCCTTCTCTCCGCCGCGCAGCTTAAAGCATTGAGTTCGGCGCAGGTCGCTGCCCTTGGCAGCGATGTGACGGTCCTCTCCACCAGCCAAACCGCAATGTTGAGTGCAGCGGGTGTCAGGGGCCTGAGCGCCGATCAGATTGCCGCCATGAGCGTCGGTCAGTTTTCGGCCTTGACCGCAGTCCAGATCAGCGCTCTCAGCGCGGCGCAGATCGCGGCCGTGAGCGAGGACACCATAAAATCACTTTCGCCGGTCCAGATCGCGGCCATAAGCGCCGCAGGCATCGCGGGACTTTCAACCAGTCAGATCACCGCTTTGAGCACCGATCAGATTTCACGTCTGACCACCCGGCAGATGGCAAGCTTAAGCTCGGCGCAAATTGCCGCTCTGGGCACAGACGACATAGCTGCTCTTTCAAAAAACCAGATCGCTTCCATAAGTGCCGCAGGCATTATGGGACTGAGCGCCGAGCAGCTGGCGACCTTCAGCACCGGTCAGGCCAGCGCCCTGACGGGCGCGCAGATTGTCAATCTCGATTCCACGCAGATTTCGGCACTGGGCACGGATGATCTCGCGACATTCACACCCAGGGAGATTGCCGCCATCGGTTCGACGGCGATCCCGGGCTTGTCGGCCGAAACGATGGTGTCCCTGACGACGGCGCAGATTGCCGCCCTGAATACGCAAAGCATCAGTGCACTGAGCACGGCGCAGATCGCCGCCCTGACCACCGCTCAGGTGGCTGCCCTGACCCCTGCACAGGTCAGCGCGCTCTCCTTGAAGCAGATCGCCGTCTTGAGCACGGATGACATTGCAACATTCTCGACCAAGGATATTGCCGCGATCAGCTTAAACGCGATCCAAGGTCTGTCGACCGAGACCGTAGCCTCTATGACAACGGGTCAGATTTCGGCTCTCAACGCACAAAGCATCGGCGCGCTGACCACCGCGCAGATTGCCGCCTTGACGACGGCACAGGTGGAGGCTTTGACCACCGCACAGGTCGGCGCTCTCACCTCGAAACAGATCGCCGTCTTGAGCACGGAGGACATTGCAACATTCTCCGCCAGGGATATTGCCGCGATCAGCGCCAGCGCCATCGCCGGCCTGTCAACGGAGACCATAGCCTCCTTGACGACGATGCAGATTGCCGCCCTGAGTTCCGCTGGCATTGGTGGACTGAACACGGGGCAGGTAGCCGCCTTGACCAGCGGTCAGGTGAACGCGCTGACCAATGCCCAAATCCGTGCCCTCGCCTCCAGACAGATTGCGGCGTTGCGCCCGGACGATATCGTCTCGCTTTCAGCAAGCCAGATCGCCGCTCTCAGCGCCGCGGGCATAACGGGCCTCACCCCTGATCAGATTGACGCCCTCACCACCGATCAGGTCGCGGCTCTGAACAGCGCTCAGATCGGCGCGCTTAACTCGAAACAGATTGCCGCCCTCAGTCCCGATGATCTCAACACCTTCACCGCCGCCGAGCTGGCTGCAATCAGCTCCACAGCGATCCGGGGTCTGTCGACAGCAACGGTCGCTTTGCTGACGACGGCTCAGATCGCAGCACTGGGCACGGTAGTATCGGGCATGACCACCGACCAGGTTGCAGCCCTCGGGACCAATCAGGTGGGCGCCCTAACCAGTGCCCAGGTCAGCGCCCTCACCTCCAGACAGATTGCAGCGCTGGGTACAGACGACATCGCCTCGCTTTCGGCAAACCAGATCGCCGCTCTCGGCACAGCGGGTGTGACTGGCCTGACCACCGATCAGGTCGCGGCGCTCAGCGCCGATCAGGTCGAGGCCCTGACCAGTGCCCAGATCGGCGCTCTCAGCTCCAAACAGATTGCCGCCCTCGGTGCTGATGACCTCAGCACTTTCACGACCGCGGAACTGGCCGCTATCAGCCTGAATGCGATCCCCGGCTTGTCGACGGCCACGATCGCTTCGTTGACGACCGCACAGATCGCCGCCTTCGGCACGGCGGCGATAGCCAGCCTGACCATCGACCAAATTGGCGCGCTCGGCACCAGCCAGGTAGAGGCCATGAGCAACGCCCAAATCGGCGCCTTCACCTCCAAACAGATTGCAGCGCTAGGCACGAATGACATCGCCTCGCTTTCAACAGCCCAGATCGCCGCTCTCAGCACGGCGGGCATAACAGGCCTGACCAGCGATCAGATTGTGGCGTTGAGCAACGATCAGGTCGAGGCTCTGACCGGCGCTCAGATCGGCGCGCTCGACTCGAAACAGATCGTGGCCCTCAGCGCCGATGATCTGGTCACACTTACCAATTCCGAGCTGGCAGCAATCGGCATGAATGCGATCGCGGGCCTTTCAACGGAGACCATAGCGTCGCTGACGGCAGCGCAGATCGCAGCATTGAGCCCGGATGCCATCAGTGGGCTGAGCACCGGGCAGGTGGCCGTCTTGACCAGTAGCCAGTTGAACACCCTGAGCAATGCCCAGGTTAGTGCCCTCACCTCCAGACAGATTGCCGTCCTCAGCCCCGCCCACATCGCCTCATTCTCGGCAACCCAGATAGCGGCTCTCGATGCTCTGGCTGCATCCGGCTTCAGCGGCGCACAGATCGGCGCCCTGAGTGTTGGGCAGATCGAAGCGCTCTCCACCCGCCACATCGCATCGTTGAGTTCGGAAGCGCTCACGGGCCTGTCTCCGGCCATGCTGAAAACCTTCTTGCCGGCAGAACTCGCTGCGATTGGCTCGAACGCGATAAGGGGATTGTCTACCGACTTCATCGCCACATTGTCTTCCACTGACGTTGCGGCCTTGAGTACAGCCGGCGTCGCCGGACTGACCAGCGACCAGATCGGCGCTCTCGGCAAGGAGCAGATCCGGGCACTCACCACCGGCCAGATCGCCGCCTTGAGTTCAGCCGCACTAGCAGGGTTGACGACGGAAGGTCTAGCAACCTTCACCACCGACGAACTCGCCGCGATCAGCTCGGCGGCGATCAGGGGTCTTTCCACCGGTGTCATAGCCTCACTGTCTTCTCAGGGCATAGGCGCACTGACGACAAGCCAGGTGGCTTCGCTGAGCTACGGCCAGGTGGCGGCAATGGGTTCCGCGCAAATCGGAGCGCTGACATTGGCGCAGGTCGGCGCCCTTAAATCGCTGCAGACCGCCGCATTTGGCGGAGACGATCTCGCCGCATTGTCCACCGAGCAAATCATCAGCTTGAGTTCAAACGCGATCTCGGGATTGAGCACCAGCGCGCTCGCCGCCTTGACGGCCTCGCAGGCGGCGGCCTTCACACAGGGTCAGATCGCCGCCATGAGTTCGGCGCAGGTCGTGGCGTTGAACAGCGACGATCCG